ATGCTAGTGCGATTGTTCTAAAGTCTTTTATTCTAACTGGAACTGATTCATTGGTTGAAGTCATAACAATTTTAATCTTAAATCCATTAAATTCTTCCAGATCATCTATTGAGAATTGATACTCTGAAAATTCATCTAAACTATTCGCAGCAACAAAAGCATCAGGTCTACCATCATTATTTGCAACATCAATAACATCATTACCAAATCCATCACCTGTTGTATCATTTAGATTTTTATATCCAGGAAATGGTCTGTATGTTTGTGATACTTCACTTGAATCAAAACTGAATAAACGATAAAATACTCTAAAATCTGCTTCTGGTTGTCTACTTGCTGCAACAAGCACCTTAAGTGATGTGGCAGGATTTTTTAATGTTACAAGTTGAGAAACAAAAACTGAACCATGTGGATCACCTCTCAATGCTCTGGGTCTTTCATCTGATGCATAATTTTCAGCACCGATTGGATTGTTAATTTTATTTCTACCAAGAATGAACGTTGCATTTTTAGTATCCAAAACAGGTGATAAATTAGAGTCAGTAGATGACATGTCAACATTTAAGGTTAATGATTTATTTTTTGGCAAATTAGTCAATCTTTCACTTTCATTTTTAACTGATGCAACCAATCTTGGAGTTGGGAAGAATGTTGTCTCATTTAGAGTTACTGGTTCAAATCCTCTATCTATGAATGAAACTTCATCACCACCTGAACTTGTACCACTTACTGTTCTTACACTGGTATTTACATTTGTTGATTTACCAGGTGTAATTACATTAAATTGAGGTGTGATTGAACTGAACTGATGGTTTTGTGATATCTGCACATTTTTTCCACCGAAAGCTTTATCATTTGTAAAACAGAGTAAAGCATCTCCTGTTCTATCAGGAGCTGTGCTTGCAACATCAACTTTTAGGAAATAACTATCAATATTATCATCAAATGTAGTAATATCAAATGTATTATTAATACCTACTAAGTTTATACCACCAGCTTCATAGGTTTGTATGTCTGAACCAATATCATGTGATACAGGTGTTGTTCCATATTGACCTCTAACAAGTGTTAATTGTCCATTACCAACCGTATAATCTACAATTTCACTACCAATTAAAGCAGTTCCAAGAGATGTTGTTATACCATTAAAATTAGCAAATGTTGATGTATCAGCTATCTCAACAGACGTTGTATCTGAATCTAAGGCTGATGTAGTTTTTATCTTTAAGGAATCTGGTTTAACATTTTTAATAACAACTTTATTATTTGCACCATGATGAGCATGATTAAATTGAGTCACCTCAAATACATCACCAGTATTCAACTGACCATTTACCACTGAACTTGTTACATTTGTATTGGAAAGAACTAACTTAGTAGTATTGTTATTATTGTATTTTACAAGTTTGCGACCAGATGTAAATTGAGAACCTTGAACATCAGTTAGGAATATTGAATCAAAAGTAGAAGAAATTGCTGCGACAGTGAACTTTAATCCAGCACCTGTAGTTACCTGAGAACTACTATTATCAACAGTCAAAATATCACCGACTTGATAACTAGAACCTACATTATTAATTGCTACAGCGGTAACTACTTCATTTGTGACTGTAACATTTACCGTGCATCCAGTTCCACTTCCAGTTAAAGCAACTGTAGGAACACCTGTTGTACTACTGAATGTATATCCCTTTCCACCAGTTACAACTTCACCAGCACCAACTATAGATCCACCTTGACCTTCAACAATACCAGTTATTGAAGCATCTTCTGGTACTGCACTACCAAGAGAATCTGCTTGCGATATCTTTTGTCCAATTCCCAAATTAGCATCCGTGCAATCAGAACCACTAATAACAAGTTTTAGTTTTCTAGGTAGTGAACGAAGTGGATTATCAGGTAATCTTTGAGTATTTAAATTACCTGGATTGATTGGTGTGTTGTAGAAAGTAGCAGTTCCAGAACTTACAAAGGATGCCTTGTATAACTTAAAGCATAAATCTTCATATTGACTTGGAGTCCAAATAGTACCATTTTGTGATTTAAATAAACTTCCACCAATGTATTGTTTTGATACAACTACATCCTCAACATCAGGAAGCACTGTTGATCTAACTGTTTTTTCACCCATACGAGCAATCCACATCTCATATAAATCTGATGCAGGTGACAATATCACAATTGCATATTCTTTTCTTGGTTCTAGATATACAGGAGATGAAAAACGAACTCTAGTAGGAACAGATGCATCATTAGATATGTTTATTTGATTTGGATTTAACGCTATCTGAGTATAATCTTGCACTAGGAATTTAGTTGGTGTTCCAAGTTCAACGTGTCTGAGTTCAACGAAAACTTTAGCATTTGGATCCTTAGAAGCGAAGTATAAATCAAATGAAGTAAGGAAAGCACCAGTTTCGTCTACAGTGAATGATTGAGCTAATGGATCTCTATCAGGTGCCTCAAAGAATTGTGTATCTGTAGATGTGTTAACATTTACACTGACAGTTACTTCGTTAGGTCTCTGAGGAGGTGCTGGTGGGTTTCTAACACTAACATTATTATTTGTTTGTGTGATTATAACCCCAGTGCCTGTAAACACTCCTGAAGCGTCACTAGCAAGTGCTGTTGAACCAGGTAATACAACTGTTCCTTCTGAAGCAGCAGTTACTTTAAATGTCTTTGTACCAGATCTAAAGGTAACAGGTGGTTTAGGAACTGCATTAGCATTTCTAAAGAAGAATGTACCAATTAAATCACCCCAATTATCTGATACTAAGTTTATATTAGTGATTTTTGCGACTGCACCGCTAGTTTCACCAATCACCATCGCACCTACAACTGTATACCCAAAATATTCTTCATCATTCGCTAATGCAGTTACATCAACATTGAGTAATTTTGAGGTAGCAGAATATGTTGTTGATGGTGCTGGTCTTGAAGAATCAAATGGATCAACTGAGTAATCTTCGACGGTAACGGATGGTGATCCTAATCCTGCACCGACATCTGGTCTAGAATTATCTCCAAACTTGTGATTTGGTCTTTGAATTCTCATATATCCTATTACTGGATCATCACCTAAACTTACTAATTCAATTCTTACATTCTCAAATATAGTAAATGAACCAGAAACCATTTCTATTTCAATTAATTTTGGAACAATATCAGGTGATGCACTGTCAAGATAATGGAAGTGTCTTGTAGATGGTTTAAGACCACTCGCTGCAAAGAATACGTTTCTCGATCTCATGAAAGGATCTGCTTCACCATCAACTTTAGTGCTCTCTACATAATCAAATTCTTGACTTGGTCCTTGTAATATGTTTGTAAAACTTCTTTCAGTTCTTTGTGTTGTAGTAGCAGTTGTTGTAGTGACTAATTGAGCACTTTCATCTGGAAATTCAGTGCGTTGCTGACGACGATCAACAACAGTATTAGATGTTTGTGAAACAATATTTGCTTGCTCAACCCAAGTAGCACCTGTTGATTCAACTCTGTGATTATCAATATAAATTGTTCTTGCCCAGTTATCTGATGGTGGATCTAAAACAACTGCTCCAGCAAATGTAATAACATTAAATGGGTTTACATTTTCTACTCTAGTTGCTTGTGGTTGATCTATCCAATCAATTTCTGAATAATCAAGAGTGATTAAATCACCTGTTTTTCTACAATTTGTATCGAGTAATTGTAAATTGGAGTTAAGATCTGCAGCAGCAGGATCAATGTTTGGATTCAATGCTAGTTCTCCTTTCATAGACCAGAAATCTACTGCACTTATCAACTCCCTATTAACTACATCAACATCAACCCTAGAACCTCCATTAAGGCTAAAATCAATAAAACTTCTATTCTTAAAGTTGTTGACTACAAAACCTGTTTTGAATCTATTAAGACCATCAGCATCTTTGACCTCTAAAGTTTTAGTATCTAATTCTAGAGCACTTAAAGATGTCATTTCTTCTAAATTCTCTATTCTTCTCTCTAAAGCACCAATGTCTCTCATCGTAAAACGACGATTATCAAACATTCTTATTCTTGGTTCTCTAATAGTATCATACAAATATGCTGGTAGTGTAATTTGTGCCACTTCCATCGCATTACCAACTTCTGTGGGAGGCACAGGATCTTCAGACGATACTCCTTTTATTAATTTAACCTGTTCAAATTCATTTATGACAAGTTTATCAATACGAGGAAGATAGAAACCATATCCCATAATTGAACTTTCATTTGGTGTAATTACATATGAATTAGATTCTTCAAATCGACGACTAGAAAATGCAAATGGAGATCCAGTTATCGATGATGGATCAAACTCCACCACTCTTGGTCTTATATCTAAGATATCAGTTGCCCTATCGTTTGATATATTTGGTATATCTTTTGAGTATCTATCAGAGGTATATGAATTTACTGTGAATAAATCACCCTTATCACCCACTGGTACCACATACTGATCAAATATTATTAATAACCTTTTTGCTGGAATACCAGATTTTTCTTTTCTTACAATTCTTGAATAATCTGATATTTGTCTCGTATGTCCTTTATCTAGTAAATAATTATCAGTTCTATCAGTATAGTTTCCATTTATAATCTGTTGTAAATTTGCAGTAATATTTGATTCCTTAAAAGTTACGGATTCATTTTCAATAAATCTATTTGCATTTAAATAAACAAAACCTACAGCGTTAGAACTCGTTTCAACAATTTGTCCGATAGCTCTACTTTCTTCTCCAACAATTTTTTCACCTATTACCGCTGACGTATCTAAACTTAAACCAGATACAAACACTAAATTGTCTAATACTGGTTTATTTAAATTTTTAGATTCATAAATCGCAACAACCTTATTTACATCAGGAACGTTAAGTGAAATTTCCTCATCTTCAACTCTTAGACCATATGCATCACTCTGAGTTAAATTACCATTTGTTGATACACCAACTGTTCTTGTTACCTCAAGTTGTTTGCTTCTGACATAATTTTTTGATTTACTTGTAACTCCTATCTTTTTGAGGGTTGTATTAACTATGCATGGATTATTTTGAGATAATCCTGTGAATGTAACTTGATCACCATTATTTGTAATACTTACTTTATCAGAAGATAAAGGTTCAATAGTACCATCAGCATATGTTATTGTATATTTTTCGGCATCAAATGGCTCAAAGAATGCACTCGTGATACCTGCAGATACATCTAAAACTGAAGATGATGATAAAGTTAATTCATTTGAACTAACTGATGTTGCTGTTTGGGTTGAGATAACTAAATTAGAATTGGATGAGTTTAAATTTGATACATTTTTTCTAGGTAATCTGGAATATAATCCAGCATCATTTATATTTGATATAAATGGAACTCTTACTCTAAATGTTCCAGTCGTTGTTCCTGCACCTAAAATATCACCCTCATTTACACCCGAAACATCTTCAGTTTGAACTAAATCAAGTGTTTTACCGTCAGGACTTATAGCTGATACACGATTAAATACTGGTTCAGAAAATGCACCATGACTGTAAGATATTACTGAATTTGTATTAATACCAACTTTTCCCGCAAAATTTCGACCAGGAATAGTTGCCTTATTTGTATTAGTATCAAATGATACTACATTTAGTTGATCTGCTGGTGAAAAACCAGGTAACACACGATCATATAAAACAGAATCTGCTATGAAATCATTTCCTGAAGTTCCACTGATTGCATCGAAATCTTGATAAACTGATTTAATGTCAAATACGTTATAAGCATGAATTCCAGTAACTGATGATTTACTATCAGTTGTTTTTTCATTGTATATTAATTTTTCACCCTGAATAAATGTACCTGTAGTCGAAGATAAACTAATTTGGTTGGGATTAGATCCAGATGTATCTTCTGCAATATATCCTATAGCACCACTAGATAATCCTCTTACTCTTGCTCCCTTAACTTTACTTGATGGTGGATTTGTTACATCTAGAACCGTATATGTTTGGATGTCATACAAATGTAAATCAAATTGTGTTTCTGCACCACTATATGCCGAATCTGTTACACCAAATGAATATACTCTTGCTACTCCTATTTTTATTCCAGTTCCTGCATTTGTACTTGCACCTCTTCTCTCATTATAAAGTTCAATAATATTAGTTCCTCCATCTCCAGATGCATTACCATCTCCTCCTAAGTTAATGAAAGGTGTTCCCAATACATTATTAACTCTTAGTAAACTACCCATACTAAATGGAATTGATGCAGACGGTACATCTTTAACATCTCTTGGTTTATCAATATCTAAAACAGTTGTGCCTGGTAAATAAACATCATATCCTCTTACATATGCTTTACCTGGTGACAGTTTAACACACATAGTGTTCTCTGAAGGTTTATTACCTTCATCAGTTAACTGATTTTCTGTATATAATCCATCTGAATCGATTTCATCATTCAGTGAATTTTGTAAGTTAACACGAAATGGTTCTACAGAGTAATTACCAGACTCATCAAATGTTCTTTTTGCAAAATATTTTTTAATCTCAGAATATACTGATGTATTTTGTATTTTTTTAGGTTCACCTTCCCTAATTCGATATAGTTCTACAAAACTAGTATCATTATAATCATTTAATGATTTTTTTGTTAATTTAACGGATATTTTAAATCGATCCGCACCAGGTGCTGCAAAGTTAGTAAATCCCTTGGCATTGTCATATAATGAAGGATCATCATTAGCATTTACTACCTCTTCAATTATGTCCAATCCAACTCTATATGAGGGTTTAGGATTGTATGGATCTAATATAATTAAAGATGTTGGTACGTCTACAAAAACACCACGTAAAAAATATACACCTTCATTAATACCAAATGCAGAACCAGTTGCAGAGGCACTCTCCAAAGAAAGTGTCAATATAGTTTCACCAATATTTAATGTTGTATTTCCATACGTTAATGTTTCTTCAAGAATTAAAACTTCTCCATCTGGAAACGCTACACTTTCACTACTAGTTCCAGATTCATTATATTTTACAAATATTGTTGGTTCAACAACCCCTTCATTTGGAGGTAAAACATAATTTTTTATTGTCGCTATGATACCAGAATTTTGTCCTCTAACTCTTGTTCCTTTACCATTATTATTAGAAATTAGATTGTCTAAGTAAATAGAAACATCAATACCAAGATGAGATTGGTTTATTTTACAAGAAAAATAAGATTTGTCACACTCTATGCCACCAGGTATGACCATTGAACCTTCTTTAAAGATATGTTTACCGAAAGATTCGACTTGATTTTGTATTACTGATTGTAAACCAGTTAATTCTCTTGCTTGAACTGGTTTGCCAGGCTTAAAAAGAATTTTGTAAAAGTTTTTTGCCTTATCGTAATCGTCATAATAAGGACTTATATTTAGATTGGTCTTTTGTGGCATTTTAGAACTCTAGTATGATTTTAATGTCCTCTTTTTGTCGGGAACTTCTAACAATTTTCGGTCTGTTATCTATATAAATGATTTGACCCGACCCTTTATTTATCTCTGAATCAGATAACCCACCTTGAAACCTAGTTCCCAAATTAATAAGTTTAGCACCAGTTGGATTAGTTGTTATACCTGTAAAACTAATTTGTATAGATCCAGAAAATCCAGATTCCTCACCATTAATAACATTTGCAGTAGTTGCACTCTCAAATTGGTAAATCCTTCCAGATGTTGTCACTCCAACACGATCTGTATGATCAAATGTTGAATTATTAAAATAAATTGACCTATCTCTAAAATATTTTAATACTTTAGTATCTTTGTCATATGACGCAACATAACCTTTAGCAATTTTCCCTTCATTTGGTGAAAGTGTTAGTTTTTGATTTATTAATTCACCAATTTTTGGTTCACTAGAACCAGTTACGGTATCCAATTTGACAGCTTGTAATGATGAAAAAGTGCTATCTGTATATGTAATAGCACTGCCAGCTTTTGTTGGGTTTTTCACAATACCTATTTGTGCAAATTGGGTGTTTATAGGAAAATCCTTGGTAGAATCATCAAATCTCGCATAAATTATAACTTTATCAGTTCCCAACTCCGTGTAAATATCATCACCATGACCTCTACCTGGAGGAATTATAGGAATCAATTTTGCTTTACCAGTTGTAGGCACATTGGAATTGATAGTATCTAAATCTACGATACCGTAAGTATAACCTTTACCTCCAGCACTTACAGTTACATTAGTTATTTTTCCACCCTCAACATCAACTCTTGCCTTACCACCTTCACCATCACCTAATATATTAACTTCTTGTGACAATCCATTTGTGTAATTCGTGCCACTTTCTTGAATGTAAATATGTTTTATCTGGTTAAAATTGGATTCAGAATTTCCATTTTCTCTGACACTTCTTATTTGAGAATCAGTTGATGTAGACCATGAATTAGGAACTGTTATAAACTCTGTAGAATCAAATTTGATAATATCACTAGGATTAACTGTAAATAGATACTTCCATTTGTATCCATCTCCACTATTACCAGCCTTTGAGGGTTCTAAATCTGTAAATGTAGGTTCATCTTGAGATACATTTCCTAAAGGATTGGTTCCATTAGAACCATTATCAATACAAATATAAACTTTAAACTCAGAATTTACAACATAATAATTTGCATCATATAATCTATTCGCTTTAGTTAGAGGACTTTGATTTGTAGCACTATAATCATCTCTATAAATTTCATATCTATTTCCTGATACCCAATCTACTCTTCTTACCAATCTTCTAATATTTGCAGAAGATATTTTTTTACCAAACATCGTTGTATCACCAACATGTTTTCGATATGAAAAACTATCTTCAGGTGCGGGAGTTTCTGTATCCCAAGTGCTTTTTCTACCAAATCCAACTAAACCAGTGGCTCCAGTTGGATTTGCTAATCCTAAAAATACATAATATGAATTATTAGTATTCTCTACTGACTCCACAAAATTATTTGCATTCAATATTCTAAATTGATCAGTAATAATTGCTGACATCTGTACTTTATCTTACTTTTCTTTCTATTTATAGGGGTTAGGTTATAGAAATAACTGCTCTAATAGAACCACTGTTTCTGTGACCCGTTTCTCCCTGACCATCATAACTCTTTCTTTGTATTGTAGGGAAGGTGGTGAGTCCAGTATTTACAGTTAATCCTGTAACTCCTATTGAAATAGGATTTGAAGAACGTTTAAGATTAGGGTTTCCAACTGGAGTATAAAATCTACCCCAATTTATAGTACCTAAACTTGTAGTCAATCCAGGATTAGTAGGATCATAGAAACCTGTCATAGCAATACCGCTGATAGAACTAGAACTATTTGAATGTACATTACAAGTAATAGATGCTTGTGATGTGCTTACAGGTGGAGTTACAGAATTGACAATATAAACATTATCAAGGAAAGTTGTTCCAATACCAACTACGTTATCATCATCTTGATTTACTGATGTTAAACCAGTTCCAATCTTTGTATCTTTAATATAAACAGGATATCCTGGATCAAGTTTAGACGCATCAGCTGGGCTAAGTCCACCATCACTATTTTTTCTCACAGCATAGAAATCAAATCTTAACGCTGAACCACCTACTTCTGTAATACCTGTGATAATTCCAGTGAATCCTTCAAAGTTTGTTATTCCTGTAATTTTTTCTGTTTTGAATCTAGGTAAATTAACTATAACTTGAGGTGGATTAGAATGAGTATATCCCATACCTGGATTAACAACGTCTATATTTGTTATGTTTCCACCAACCACTGTAGATGTGGCTGTTGCGGTGCTTCCTATACCTACCTCAGCTGGTGGTAATTCTATAGTAACTGATGGTGGATTCAATAGTGAGTATTGTGAACCTATTCCTGTCACATCAATAGAAGTAATGGCACCACCTGCCCCTATTGTAGCAGATGCAGTCGCTGTTGAACCTATACCCACTCCATTAGCATCTACAATAATCTCAGGATCTCCAATAGTTATTAATGGACTTGTAATATAATTTCTTCCTGGATTCGTTATGTTAATGGATGATATTGTCCCAGCTACAGATACTACCGCTGTTGCAGTTGCTCCATCTATTTCATCTATCTTTAAGTAAGTTCCAATTCCTACTGTAGGTATAGAAATTTCTACAGTCGCTGTATCATATCCTTCTCCAGCGTTTGTTATATCAAATGATGATATTGTTCCAGCTGCAGATACTATTGCTGTTACAGCAGCACCAACACCAATTTGACCAGAAGTTATTAATGCATCTACAGAATCTGGAATCAATGAATTATCATATTTACCTTCATAGAAGAATGATTGTGCATCATCAACAAAAATACTATTAGCATTTAATCCTATTCCTGAAGTCTCGTTTAAATCACCAATAATTTTAGATGTAGGATAAACTTGGGGTTCAAGTATTGATCTCGATTTAGAAATTAATCTACCTAAAATTTGTAAATCATTTTTTTGTTTTGTCCATCTTATTGGTTTTTCATTTATCTCATCAATACCCAATCCTTGGTAAATGTCTGTATCAACTAAATCAGTATTCAGAATATCCTTAATAATTCTTTCTCTTGATTGTGATGTTGTTAGTCCTGACGATTTTTCACTCTTAAATACACGAACAGAATCACCTATTTTAACTGTTTCTGCTACAATCTCAAGATTAACATCAGTGCCATCTGTGCCTTTGTAGAAGTAAATATCCACCTTATCATGATCATTAAGACCTGGTTGGGATTCACCTGAAGGTGCTTCAAGGAATGTAAATGTTGTTCCTCCTTGGAATTGATAAGCTTCGCCAGGTTTTTGTAATACACCATTTACGAAAATAAGTAGCACTGCATCTAAATCAATTAATGCAGAACGAGGGTCAGATAATATTTTCTCAAAACTTACTAATTCACCATTAAAGAATAATGGGAATCTTGTTCTATTACCATCTTGTAAATTTTTAATACTATCTATTGAATCAATTTCACCAAATTGCCAAGCAGAGAATTTATCATTGAATATCTCAAGAACCTCTAATTCAAATTCTTGTATGGGTGCGGATAGATGTGCAGCGGTGACAAGACCCACTGGCTTAAACTTATCCCCTTTCTTAAATGAATATCCCGATCTAGTTATCTCAAAATCTTTAATTTCAAACAAGGTAGAACCAATTCCTACAGAAGTTGTTGCTGCACTCACACCAACGTTTAGAAGTAGATTTGCTCCTGTCTCTGTTGTTGCTCCCACACCTAATCTAGATATCCCTACAACCTCTAGATTTTCATAATTTGGTTCAGGTATATTAATTTGTGGATTTACATATCCAGAACCTGGATTAGTAATATCAAATGCAAGGGTTCCTCCTACTCCTACAGTTGCGGTCACAACAGCACCAGTACCACCGCCTCCACCAGCTCCTACATTAAATGTAATTGAACTTTCAGATGTTGATCCTATACTTACAAATGAACCAGCAAATGGATCTGAATTTGGGAAACTAGTTTTAGATACTGCACGAGGATATGGATGATTACCTAAGAATCCATCTTTAGAGCACTTGAATACGATACCACCAGTATCAATACCTACTGTATCACTTGTAGTAAATGTATGATTTGGTATGATTAATGTAAGAAGTCCACTGTGAGATTCGTAAATCGCATCAGTTGCAGTGAATGCCTCTCCATTATATACAGTTTTTCTTATAGAACCTATACC